TGCTGGGTGAGCGCGAGCATCGCCGCCCAATAGCTGACGGCGTCGGTCCACGGGTAGGGAATGGGCTCGAGGTCGCCGTCGGTGAGCAACGGTTTCGGGATGATGGTGAGGTCGACTTCCATCGGCGCGGCGATCGACGGGATCGGCGCGAGGTAGAGCGCGGCCAAGGGGCCGACGCCATATTGCGCATACCAGCCCGGTTGACTGATCGTGCCGTAGAACGTGCCGCCATAGATGCGGAAGCGCCCTTGGAAGTCGCTCCACACGATCCGCCGCCACGTCGGTTTCCACGTTCCGCCGGTTATCGACCAGATGCCGTCGGCGTCCTCGGACCATTGGCCGCCGATGCCGATGGAGAGTGAGCGGCAGGAGAGGATCGACTGCGCTTGCGGGCAAACCTCTTGCACGAGCGCATCCCATTCGGAGAACGGATAGACCTCGCGGTTCGGCTTGGTTTGCAGTCCGGGCGGGATGAGGCGGATGCAGCCTGAGACGGCGGCGATCCGGCGACGTGACCGATTGATGAACGCGGTTAGCTGCGGGATCGTGAAGAATTGCCCCTGAGTGTCGTTCAGGTGGCTTTGAACCTCACTGACATAAGCCGCTAGCATCAGCCATCTTTACCGCTTTTTCTTTGCCGGGGCGCGGTGCGTGGTGTGATGCGTGGTGCGGTGCGCGGGGGCCGCTCGGGACGGTAGGTCGGTAGGCTGTTGCTCGGGCTCGTCGAGCGGCGGCGCCGTGATCGGCCCGACGGGCAGGCTGTCCATGCTCGCTTCGCCTCCCGGCCCGGTCGCGGTGACATTGACGGCGATTAGCGCGCCTTCATCCGCGCCGACGAGCGCATAGACCGCTCCGGTCGCGCCTGCGATCGGCGAGCCGTCGCGGGTCCACTCACGGGCGTAAGTCGTCGCGTTCGTCCATGTCCCGGTGGTCGACGTTAGGTTAGATCCGGTTACGGTCGTCCCAGTGACCAACGGTCGCACGGTGTTAACGGGCGGCGGCTGGGTCGCTGGCGGGTTCCACGGCAGTTGCGGAATGGTCGGGACCGCTGAGATGACGATCGGCGGCGGGTTTTGGCCGGGCGTCGACGGCAACGGCGGCGGGATAGCGCCGATCTTGAACACGTTGGCGAACACAATCGGAGGATAGGGCGCGGTGGTCGAGAAGGCGGGGAACAGGCTCGCCGCCGTCGGCACTGTCCCGCTGCCGGGCGGGATGAACTGCGGCTGTGGGACGCCGGGGATCGAGGGCGGGACCGGCGCGGGGCCGACGGCCGGGCCGACGAGCGGGCCGACGGGGACCGGCACGGGCGCGGTGTTTGGCGTGACAGGCGGGAAAACCGGCGTGCCGGACGGATTGGTGATGAGCGGCGGCGGAAGGATCGGCGAGCCGGTTATGGGACCGGCGGCGGGAACGGTCGCGCTGCCGCTGCCGAACACCGGCTGCGGGATGCCCGCGATCGAGGGCGGGACCGGCGCGGGTTGGATCGGGGGCGTGCCGTTGCTCATACCGAGTACGCCTGCGTGATCGTTGCGCACCCGCTGCCGGTGATGACGACGTTCTGGCCGTCGGCGATCACGAGCCCGGACGCGCCGGATGGAACGAGGGTCGAGCTGGGCGCGGGGACGAATTTCCAGCCGAACCAGTTAGGCGGGCGAGTGCCGGGGCGCGGCGCGTTCCGCCCGTGCGCCCGATACCACTCCACCTGATCGTTATACTTGGGCCACTCCCACGACGGCTTCGGCGGACAGCCACATTGTTGCGGCGGCGGCGCCGGGCTCGAGCCCGGCAGCATCCCGGTCCCCAGCGTTCGGGCTGGGTTGGAGTTGACGACGGGCGGGTAGAACATGACGACGCGGTTCGAGCCGGTGGCGACGATCCACGCGCCCTTTGGGATCACGAAACCGTTACCGCAGACCTTGACTTGACGCGGTTGTCCGAACGGCGACAGCGAAGCGCCGGGTGGTCCGGGCGGCCATGCGCTGACGGGCAGCATTTAGAACGGCGCTCCTCCCGTGATGCCGGTTATCTGCATCCCGGTCGATGGCTTAGAGCAAACCAGATTGAGCGCAGTAATCGAAAGACCCACGCTCGCGATTTGCCCTTGCGGGATGGTGGAGTACCAGCCGGTCCACGCAAAATTTGCATCTTCATGCACCACTAATGTGATGTACTTCGAATTGAAGCCGTAGGCGGTTCCTTGGGGGCAGTTGAGGTCGAAAAAGATTGGAGTATCCCCCAACAAAAGCCCGCGAAAACCAGAATTAACAGGATCATCCTTACCCCATCTGGAAGAAGGATCATTGTTGTAGCGCTCCACCGCCATGAAGTCGGTCAGGAGGGTCGTCCAATCCTCGACCGAACAGACCATGAAATCCAACGCTTCGCCGCCAGAGTTTTTGACCGCCGCGAGCATGTTGGGGATAAACGCGGCGCGCGTCAGGATGTCGCCAGCGCCAGCGACGACGAGCCCCTGCCAATCGGGATAAGTGACCCGGCTTAAGCCGCCATAGGTGGGCGCGGTGGTCGCATTGCCGTAGGCGTCTTGCAGGGAGAACATTTGCAGGACGTTGGCGACGGGCGGGCCGAACAGAGCGGAAGTGAGCGCCTGCAACGAGCTGTTTTTCAGATCGTTGAGCTTGAGCATGAGGCGCGAGGCGACGGCGATCGCGTCCTGCGTCACGAGCTGTTCGAGGCCAAGCGAGCTGACCGGCGTGGCCAGCGCGCACATGTTAAATTCCGCATTGACGGTGGCGGCCACGTCCTGCGGCAAGTTGAACTGACCGGCCGGGCCAATCCAGCTCGATTGGACGTACTGCCCGGTCTGCACCGGCTGGGTGTACGGCGACACGCCGCCGCTGGCCCGAATGGCGTTGCGCAGAAGGAGGGCGAGGAGCGGATTTTGCTTGTAAATTAAGATGACGACCATCTGCGCGAAGACGCGGCGGACGGTCGCTTGCAGCTCCAGACCGATTGGACCGGCTGGAATAATTCCCGCGCCAAGCAGGGGCATTTAAATTACCTCCCTCGGGCGCGCTCCTCGTCACGGTGGATTGCGCCTAGGATTTCTTTGCGTCCCCACGCTTCCGGGTCTTTGGCTATTTCGGCGAAACCATCCGCCTTTTCATGATGCCAGAACTGGCTGTCATAGGTCGGATTTGAGGTCTGCGGGTTCTTGCTCGCCCTGTATTCGGCCGCCACTTCGTGATCGGCGACGGCCTTTTCGTGCATCCACTTTTCGAGGTCTTTCATCCCCTCGTCAGTGAAACCGTATTGTTTCTGGACCCGCGCGCGGCTGGCGTTCCAAGCCTCGCGGTCTGCGCGGGCCGCCGCCTCGGCCGTCTCGCGCTGTTTCTTCTCGTCCTCGGCGCTGAACCGTTGCTCGATCTTCTGTTCCATGTCGAAGTCGGGGATCGCGAGGTTCGGGTACTTGCGTTTGATGAGCCGCTTGGCTTCCTTGTTCAGCACGGGGTCGTTGTAGATGCTCTCGACAAAGTCAGCGGTCATCCGTTTGTTGGTCAGGAACTGATATTCCTCGTCAGAGATGGTGCGCGGCATCTAAAGCGGCCCTAGTTCTTGTTGTCCTTACCGACGACGGAAGGCTGCAATGGGACGCCGCCTTCCGGCTTAGGCACGACCTTGGGGATTGCGCCCCATTCGCTGACTTCCGATTGGGTGTCGACTTGGAGGATCGTCCTCGGCGGCGTCTCCGGGGGCGACGTGATGGGCGGGTCGTATGAACGGTTCTGAGCCATGTTTTTCTCCAAGGCTAGGTTAGACTGTCAACCCATATAGATTACACTGCCAGTTCGCGCGCCTTCCGCCGGGTCATCGCCCCCCACGCCATGAAGCCAAAGCCGATGATGAGCATGGCCCAAGTCGACGGCTCGGGCACGCCGGTCGTCAGTTGGATCGAGCCGCCGAACGACTGACGCGGCGCCGTAAAGTCGATGGCGAACTGAGTTTCATCCGAACTGAACGCGCCGGTCGCCGCTGAAACCGGCCCAAAAGAGCCATCGAGCAAAACGGCGGGAAACGTGTGCGAGGCGAGCAACCCGCCATTGGCGAACGTGCTCTCGACCGTCGGCCCCGGATCGTTGGTGAGCCCGTTGACGGTGAAGGTCGAGAGCGTGTTTCCGGTCCCGAAGATGGCGCTTTGCAGGATATCGACCGTCAGCGTGTGCGAGCCGGTAAAGCCCAGCGCTGCGGTGGCGTCGAGCGTGATGCTTGATAGGTCCGCGTTCGGCAGGATCGGCGAGCCTTGAGCGTTGATGGTGATGTTGGCGAAGTTGGCGTCGTTGGCGGTGAGCGAAGCCGCGCCGGTCGTGACCCCGGTGATGTTGTCGATCAGCGCGCCGTTGTCGAACACCTCGATTTGCAACGTCGCAGCGGCAGGCACGGCGGTTGCCGCAAGCAGCGCGGCGGCCAAAAGAAATCTGTTCATGTCACGGACCCCTGCTCGAAATTGAGCGTGGCTCGTCGTAGCACGGGGATCAACTCCCCGGTAGCGGGGTTGAGGGCATCGGAGCGCCGCCTTGGCCGCCGCCGGGCTGACCCTGACCGCCGCCGCCCATGATTTTTTGCAGAAGCGCGTTCTGGATGGTGCGCTTGAGCTGGTCGCCGATCATCGTTTTCTGGATGCCGACGGCCGGTCCCATCCCGCCAGCGCCGCCAAGGTGGCGCGAGAGCTGGCTGATGGTGCGGAAGACGTCGGAGTGGAGCTTCGATCCGGGCTGCAATCCAAGCCCCGCCTGCTTCAAGGTCTGAATGGCTTGGATGATGAGGTTCATGCTGTCGGCTTGGTTGCCGGGTCCGGGCGCCGAGACTTGCGCGCCCATTTTCGAGCGGGCGAAGGCTGCGAGGTCGCCTCCCTGCATCGGCGCAGTGTCGCCCGGCGGCTGGCCGCCAGTGGGAGGACCGGGAGGAGCGCCACCGGGCGGGGGCTGGTCTTGCCCCATCTCGGGATCGTCGTCGGTTACGTCGCCTGCCATCTGCTATTCACCCGGAGGCCGCCCCCGCGTACCGGGGGCTAATCTGCTAGCGGGGACGGTCGTCCCGGTGCGGTTAGCCCAAGGGGATAATGGGCTGGGACGGCGGGAAGCTAGCCGATTATCGGATCACTGCAAAGTCGGCTTGCCGCCGCCTGCCTTCTTGCGCGTGCCGCCGCCGCCCGCCTTGATGCCCAAAATCGACTTCATCAAATCTTCGGTCTTTTCCTCCTTCGCCTGCGCGGCTTGGGCTTTCTGCCGCTGCTTCAAGCGCGACAAAAGCAGCTCGGCGCCCGGCGGGTGGAGCATGTGGATCAGGTCTTCGGCGTCGATCGCTCCAGCTCTCGCCAACGCGATCGCAACTTGCCTGTTATCCTCCGCAAAAGCTGGCGACGCTGAGTGGCTGTCAACTTGGACTTGGAAATTGCCCGGAAGCTGGGAGAGAAGGAACTCGATTTGGCTGTCGGCGGTGGTGTAGATGAGGGCGTCCATGGCTTGCATGATGCGGAGCGCCAGCCACCCACAATCCGCGAGCTGCCGTTCGAGCGTTGCGGCTTGCTTGATGAGGTGGGGGGACGAAGTTCGCACCAGAGTTTGAGCATGGACGCCAGCTCGGACGCCCGGCTCTCCTGATCCAGACATGATAGGCGAGAACCCAGAAGCTTCATCAAACAATTTGAAAATAAATTCGAGTTCTTCCAAGTAGTTTTCCGGCGGCGGGTCCAGTAGTTTTGTCGCTTTTGCGTTAGGGTTTGGATCATTAATGAACCCTCCCTCATTGACAATCTTAAAGTATTGTTCCTCTGTGACGGAGCTAAACCCTGAGAATACTTGTGGTGCGTTGACATTGCGGTCCCACATGACTTTGATGTCGCGCATCCTCTTGTTCAGCATGTCCTGCAACATCTGAACGTCGGCGATCATCGAGCGGCCCCAGAAATAGCCGGGCGTCGGCTGCGGCTGCACCTTGACGAAGCTCGACTTGCCGGGGACGCGCGACAGGTTGCGTCGGGTGTCGTCGCCTTCGATGATGATCGGGTCCGCGCCGTAAATGACTTGGACCGTCGTCCAATCCTCGTCGCGCTCGCGGTCCTTGATCCACACTTCGCAGTGCTTGACGGTCGGCGCGAACGATCGCTGCGGGCGCCATGGGGTGGGAACGGGGAAGACGTTGACGATACCCGCAGCGCTACTGGGGGCGTCGCCAACGTCGCCCAACGGTTGCAGTCCGCCCACAACCATTTGGTGGAAATAGGTCGGTTCCTCCTCCTCGCGCACCGGCCCCGGCTGGGTTTCCAGCATGTCCATGATTTCTTCGTAGCGCGGGTGTTCGAGGAGCATCGTGCGCAGGCGCGACTTGGTCGGATAGCTGACGTGGCAGAACGCCTCTTGCTCGTCGAGGTTGAGCGTCGTCTCGGAAAGCACACCGAAATTCTGCGGATGCACGGGCGCGGTCTTGAAGGTTCCGCTGTCGCCGTCGGGTAGGACTTTGAGGATTTGACAGCCGTTGACGAGGCTCCAAACGACGGCTTCGGCGAAGGTGATGTCCGCGTCCGTCTGGCGGAAATCCATGCTGAGTTTTTCGGCGACGAGCTGCGAGCGTTCGAGGATGCTTTCGTCCTCGCCGCTGTCGTAAATGAGCTGGAAGCGGACGTCCGTCGGCTGCATGAGGAAACCGGCGAGCTTGTCGATGAAGGGCTTGGTTTTGTTATACAAAGCCGCCCGGTTATCCATAGAGCCCATATAATAATACTGTGCGGCTCTGGAATAAATCATGCCCCGTTCTTCGGACGAAGCCATGCACTGGTCGATCATTTCCCGTATCCAGAGCTTGAGGTCGTCGGACTTACTAGGGATTTTGAGGGCCATATTGCTGCGCCTGCGCCTCGTGCAATGCCTCCGCATATGCGTTGGCGCTGTCCTCGGTGTCAAAATAGCCTAAATGCTCGCCGGTCTTTTTCCAGTGGGCGATAGCGTCCTCGTTGGCGCCTTTGTCGTCGGTCACGCTGATCGTGCGCACGGTCGAGATTGAGCCGTCGGGGTTGCGAACTGTCGGGCGCTGGTTGAGGTCGAGGTTGCCGGGCTTGAGCAAGCCCTGCGGCTTGCCGATGACGAACGACGGCGGGAGCTGCCGCGCCGTCTTGAGCCATTGCGTCCCCGGTGGGTCGGGCATTACCAGACCTTGATTGCGCGCCTTCTGCTCGCCTCAATTAGGTCCGGTTGCGCCCCGCTGGCAAGATTGGCCTTGAGCATGTCGAGGCCGTCGAAGCCGCCATTCTCGCGCCGGGTCTGCTTGCCGATCGCGGCGGCGGTTTCGACGGCGTTGGCGATCTGGCCGCCCCACGTCGACTGCAACTGCGTCGCCGATTGGTCCTTGTAGCGGACCTTTGGCGTGCCGCCCTGCCGGTTGTCGAAGGTGACGTTGGCGACGTTGTAGTCGTTGGCGATGATGTCCTCGGCGACGCGGTGCGCCCTCATGCTGACTGAGCCGCCGATCGCGGGCGCCTTGAACTCCTGCCGCGTCTCGCGAGCGTCGCAGTTCTCGCATGACGGCGGCGGCGCGTTCCACTCGTCGGCCGACAGCATGACCTCCATCCGATGGCTGCACTCGCCGCACATGTAGGTCCGCATGATCGGCATTCAGAACCTCGACGGCGCGTAGTGGCGAACCGCTCCGCAGTGGTCGCATTGCCAGCCGATCCAAATTACGCCGTCGCGCCAGCCGGAAACGACATGCCCGCCGCACCAGCCGTTGCGGCATTGGAACCAACGGACGAGCTGGCGGAGCGCCATCATTCAGACGAAACCCAACAGCCAAAGCAGGAGGAACACCACGAGGATCACGCCGACGATCCCCAAGCCGCTGTTGCCGTAGCCGTAGCCGTATTGCCAGCTCGGATTGAAGCGCGGCCCGGCGAAGCCCCCGAACAGGATCAGGATCAGCAGGATGACGACGACAATTCCGAGTGGGCTTCTCACGGACGGCGGCCCAGCCCGATTGGCGGCGCGTTGACGCGCTCCTCAAGCTTCTCGACGCGCTCGATCAAAGCGGTTTGGCTATTGAAGATCGCGTCGATGCGCTCGCTGAGTGACTTCGGCTCCTCGATCACGGGCGAGGTCGTCGCCGCGTCGTCCTCGCCGGGCGAGGGCTCGGGCGGTTCGGGCTCGGGTTTGGGTTTCGGCTTCGGTTGCGTTGCCATCAGTTTGTCAGTCCCTTGACGGCCCACATGACCGCCTCCTCCACTTTCGTCTTGGCGAGCGACGCCTCGCGCCCTTTGGGGACGCAAACGTCGATAGTCGCAAGGAACTCGACGCCCATGTCCTTGAGGCGAACCATGTCGCGCTTCTCGGCGTCGGACAGGACGCGGTATTGATGGCGCATCGCGTTGTTGGCGGTGCGCTCGTCGCTCTCGCTCGCCACATACTGTTCGGTGGGCATCAGAAAACTTCCTTCCGTCGTCCAGCCCGCGCGTTGATCGCCCGGATATGCTCGCTGAACGCGAACGATAGCACCGTCCCGGCGTTTTGCGGAGGCGGCTCCCCTTTGACGCTGTCCCACGTCAGATTGCGGGCAATCAGGTTCGGCCTCTGAAACTCGATCCACGTGTGATGCGCCAGCGTGGCGGCGCTGACAAGATCGTCGTTCTCCCCGGTGTCAGGCCCAGCCCCTAACCAGCCTTCGTCTTCGATGATCGCTTGCAGCTCTTTGACCAGCCGGATCGAGCGCAGCTCGATCGTGCGCAGCATGAGGCTGTCGCGCAGCTCGCTGTAAATCCACGCCTTGTTGTCCTGATTTGCTTTCCAGTTCACGACATTGCCGACGCCGCCCATGGTGTCGGCGCGCTTGTAGAGGAACCATCGCACGGCTCCAACCATGTTGAGGATGCTGTCGGTTTCGTGCGTGGCTTGGATGATGCCGCGCTGCGCGAGCTGGCGGAGGTTGCGCACTTCGGGCAGGACGGCGGCCCCGACGCCCGACACTTCGATGTTCGCCATGTGGTTCTTGTACGCGCCGCACAGATGCGACAAGACCCACGCGAATTGATAGGTCAGCGGCTTGTTGCTCTGGAACTCGGCGACTTGCACGAGCCGATCGGCGTAGCAGCGGAACACTTCCAACGCGTGGTCGTTAGCGTCCCCCCCGCCGCCCCCCGACGGATCGCCGCCGATGACGTACACGCCCGCCGGTTCCGGCGGCTCCCACACTCGGAGCATGACTTCGTCTTTGTTCGTCGTCTGCTCGATCGACGAGCCAAGGAAGGCATCCTCGAAGCGATACCGATAGCCCTTGTACGGTGGTCCCTCCGCTAGGCTCTCCGCCAGTTCGAGGGTGCGTGCAGCGG